TTGAGTCCTACACCCAACAAGGCGTGTAGGGAGCTGGTGGAATGTTTTCCCATCCAGCTGAAACTTTAAACTCAATAGGGTTATCCATCTTGTTGTTCAGGGGAATTAGGGAAAGAGGTATCGGTACCTCCCAGTCCATTTGTATGACATGGGGGAGCCTAGCGTCAAGTTCAAATTCTCTTCGGAGTTTAGGGAACATTCGGCGGAAGGCTTGATACATCTTTTTGGGGGGAAGTCTACATGCCATTTCTGGCTTCTCTGGATCTTCGATCCGAGGTTGGAAAAGTAGAGGTTCCGAAATTTGAGTTGTATAAGATTTATAACTTGGATTACTCCAAATAAACCTAGTACGTTTTGTCTGCCATCTATACGGCTTACGGGATACATTCTCCGCGTATAGACAAATTCTGAAGGGGTTAAGGCCCCTCCGCAACCTTCGCGAGATACACCCTTGAGTGTAATTCGCCCAACTCCTTTGAAAATGGGTTAAACTGAAGTCTAACTCCTTAGGAGGAAGGAAGCCCAAGCCACCATGGTCTCGGGGAATAAACAGATTAAATTCACCATCGTTCGTTATCTTCTTAATTTCATTACTAAAATAATGTATAAAACGCTGGTGGGTCCGTACAGGATTACAAGAGGTATGAACAACCTCGTTGTAATAATCTTGAGTGGGGAGAGCTCTAGTTGAGTCTCGTCCAGATTTCTTGGACTGTCCGGTCAATAGACCTACGTTCAAAAATCCAACAGGGGAAAATCCACCGTTTGATCTCCAGTAAGCCTGGGAGTTGACTGTACAAATTCTTGTATGTGTGTAGTTCTTTCCTAGTGAAAGATTAAACCCAAGATCCGCTATACAATCTTTCCAGATTGCATAGTGCTCATCATTTGAGGGGAAAAGGATATCATCACCGTTGATCAAAGTCCGTAAGGACCCTAATTTCTGGTGTTCTCCTAGATACTTATCTAGGGATATCCAATACCCGAGGAGGTTAACAATACATAGAATAGGGAACGAAAGGATCGAACCCATTAATTGTCCATTCTTCTGTCGATTGACACGGAAACCACATTCAAGTAGTTTTGTGTCATTTCCAACTCTGGTTCCATAAGATTTGTGATAGTGTAGGTCCTGTTCATAAAGAACATTACGGCACATAGTTGCCCATCTTTCAGGCAGTTCTAATCTCTTAAGGATAAATTCCAGAACCTTCTTGGTGACATGTAAATTCAGCCCATCTGTTGCGGCTGAGTAGTCACCAGAAACCATAAATTCTCCATCTCGCATCCCTAAGGAGGAGATCATATTGGAGTTAACGGTCTTTCCTAACAATGTAAATTGGGGAAGTCCTGCCAGGTGTTTCCAAAGAACCTTCTGTAGAGGCCGACAAAGAAAAGTCAGCATCGCAGGCGCTTTAGTAATAATCCGACACTTAAGGGGTTCCTCAATGGGGTGTACAATGACGGTAGGTTCAATCTCTTGAAAAGAGCGAAGCCTACATGGTCTCTGAGTATCGAAGTCGTACGCACTTTCATAGTGAGATAGACTTATATAAGGATACAGACCGTTCATGTCGGGTACATTTCCAAAGAAGGCCCTTAGGCCACACCATGGTGAATAATCCATGATTATGAGGACGGGACATACCAAATATTGGCTTACTGTCTGGTCACGAACGTTGTTTCCGAGAGAACGACTAATACTATAATCATTCAGGCGATCAAAAACGTATGATCTGCCTCCACCCTCTGAACGAGGGTACTCGTAACTCGCACTGGAGCCAGGCTCAGTTAGCTTGTTAATATCCCAACTGACACTAGGTATCGAAGCAAAAAGTTCTTCAAGATACGGGGTGAGGATTTCTACAGGAGGCCCTTCGTTAGGAGGAGGCACAGTTAATGTCTCCCGATGCTTCTGCATCGCTTCTCGTACAAATTCCTTGCTTACTACGTGACATCCTCGTTTTATTCCTTGTAAAAAGGAGTTACAGAGCTTGAAATTTTTCTTATTTACAGAAATAATTCGGCTCTTAATAAAACGGAGGACTGGTCCATTAAATATATAAGGACTTGTCACATTAGCGTTGAAAAATGTTGGGGGTATAGGGGGAAGAGGACGTGTCTTATCCTCTCTCTGAACAAATTTTGCCATCGGATATACACAGAAGTATTTAATATTCTTTACTATCTGATCCTTTGGCCAGGACAGGATATTCTTCAATAAGGAAAATTGCGAAGAATATTCAAAACCGGGGATAGAGGGACTGAAGTCATATAGAACTTCAAGAGTTGAACGCACAAATTTCAATAAAGATAATATCGTGTGTCTCGTCCTTCCATTCTTAAACTTAATTTCTCGACTGTCTTCCGAAATTTCAAATAGCTCAGGAACATACCGCTGAATAGTGGTCGCT